GTTACATACTGCTTGCGTTATTGCCATAAAAACTCCTTATTGTTTTCCAATTCGAGGAACACCACTTTGATATTCGTCTCGTCTTCGTCTTCCCATTTGCTCGATTGAGAATCCTTTGACTGCCTCAACGTATTTTTTATCATAATGTTGGAGCATGTCAAGTGGACCTTTCAAGAATCCATATGCCTCTACTAGGCAAGCATACAATAAGCCATTGGGAAATTTTTCGCTTAGGTATGTAGTAGCATTTGTAGACGATAATCCTTGAGGTTTCAAGATATAATTTAACTGAATTGTGTATGTAGCATTAGGGACAGGAGCAAAGACTAAATGGCTTTCATCCCAATAGCTGTAGTATTTAGGAACACCTGTTGCATCTGATTTGTTATATTCTGCCATAAAATTAGTATCTCGATAATCAAGAAAGTCTCTTTCAGTGCCTGCTCCTACACCACTAGAATCTACGATTTGAGCAGATCTAACAATTAAGAGGTCAGAGGGATTTTGCACGTATCTCTGATTAACAGTCAATAATGCTGTCGCATAAAATCTATTATTATCAGAGTCAACGTCTCTAAGTAGTCTAAATTCAGCATCTTGGATAAAACCATTCAAGATAGTGTCAGTAAAAACATTACTATCTACTTCTGTATAATCTTTGATTTTTGTTTTTAATTCATCGTATGTCATGCTCTTACATTAACAGGTCCTACTAAAACTTCAAGACCGCCTCCCGTATCTGTTGATGTTGCGTTAGATTTTAAATTAAATGTAAAGCTATTTGTTTGAGTCAATGTAGCCGGCTGACCTGTGTAAGGCACAGACGTTTCTATCATTGTAATTTTATAGCTTCCAAAAACTTTAGCCCCACTTGAGTGAGATCCTGCCGTAGTGTTTGGAGGCACGACTCCTCTAAAAGGTGCAGCTGTTCCTCTAGTGCATCCAGTTAAATCATTTCCTGAAACTCCTGTATATTGAATAGTTTCATCTTCAATTTTTCCTGCATCAATTGTTCCATCTTGAGCGTGAACTTTTTCAATAACAACAAATCCTGAAGTTGGAAAGATAGATGCGTCAGTTAAAGTAATTGTGTTAGCAGTTGATGTTATATCTCCGTTTAATGTTGTTCCTAATTGTAGAGTGTTTGTTGTAACTCCGCCCACAGGATTTTTAACCGCTTGAAATCTTACAGCATCGTCTGTTAACATTGTGCTGTTTGTTTGAGCCACTGTGACTAAAGTTGAAGATCCAATAGTTGTGAAAGGATTGTCATTTAAAAAATCTACAGTTGCAGGTTCTACTCTTGCAGGTCTTGGATGAGGTAAACCTTGAGGATCTGCTGTGTAAGGTTTAGGATCTAATTGTGGTTGTTTAGGTTCAAACTCAGAAGTATGAACTCTAGCACCATTCCATTCTCTTACCATTTCTCGATAAGGAAAAGCTAATCCTGATCGATCAGAAATAAATAATGCATATTTTCCTTTTGATAAATTACTCATAATTAAGTTGTTGGGTAGTAAGTCTTAGGAGAAATATATGTACTTGTAGACGAACCATCTTCTTCTAAAGCTCTACTCAACTCATCCTCATATAATAGTTTTAAATTTTGTGTTTTTTCAGGTGCGTATTTTAAACTTAAATAATAAGCTAAACCTGCACACATACACGGAACAAATCTGTAAGGAACATTTGTTGCATTTGTGTAAGCCCCTGAATCTTGTATTCTTTGTTCATACCAAAAATTAATTACATTTCCATTTTCAGTAGAACCTGGTGTTAAATATAATCTTATAATAATTCTATCAATTAATCTTTGCACATAATATTGTGACGGTTGACCTGTAGAAGTTTTATTAGATAAAGCTTGATACTGAGATCTAGATATTTTTTCCAAAGGTGCATCAACATTAGATGAATTTCTGTAAGACATTTCTAAGATCTCTGCAGCTCCATTTACAAAATTAGTTACAGCAGCTCCATTACTGTGAGTGGCCGCTGTGGTTCCGTTTACTCCTCTTGCAACGCCTGTAAGTTCTAAATTATTAAAACCTGTGTAGCTAATGTTTTCAGATCCAACGTTGATTGTGCCTGAAGTTGGCATTCTCGATTTTGAAGTTAGTGTAATTCCTGTAGTTTGTGAGTCTGTAGTTATAGCTGCGGATAATGTAGTGGTAACTCCGTTTGAATTACCATCGCCCGTGGATCTAAACAAAACGTATTCGCTAGTTCCATTCACCAAAGTGATATTTGTATTTGCTACTTCCCAATAGTGAAGGCCTCTATTTCCCCATTCAGAAAATAGAATATTTAAAGATCTTCGAGCAGTTTTTAAATTATAACCACTCATATCAAATTGTCCTATTCGATTATAAGACTCTTCGATTATCTCATCTATATAAAATGTTTTCTCAAAAACATTAGTGCCTGAAGTAGTATTCGGCATAGTTTAGCCTCCTACGTGTTATTTCCGCCACTATGAAATATAGAGCAAACAGTTACGTGTTCTGTTACAAACGCCACTGTCAAATCTGAAGTAAACAGAATTGGCTGTGGAAAATTAATTACTAAAGGTGTTGCGCCTGACGCTGTGCCTGTAGTTTTGTATTTAAATTTTACAGTTCCTGAAGCACCGCCATCTTTTAAATGAAAGTCTCCTGAAGCTCCTGTTGTATTTAATACAACACCATAAGCTCTCGCTCTTCCTGCAACAACAGTTTTGTTTTCAGTAGTTACGTTTGTGTTCGCTATATCAACTTGGTACATATTTTCTCCTATTGGTGCGGGTGGGTATTGAGATCAAAAAGTCTCAAAGTTTCCCACCCACATAGTTAAATTAGATAGCTAAATCTAAAGTTTGTGATCCAACAACTCCAATGAATGTTAAAGTCGCTGTTACGCCAGATGCTCCTGGGTCACCAGAAACAACCATAGCTACTTCATCAGAAGTAGTTAAAGCGCCATCAGTTCCAGAGATACCTCTAAGACCGTTACAACCGAAGATTCCTTTGAATCCAGTTGAGTTAACAGCTACTGATATACCATCAACATAATCGTCAGTGTCAGCTTGAACTCCGATGTCTTGTAAGTTCACAGCGTTTGTTGCTGCAGTGTCAATTGTAACCATTACCGCTATTGGTAAAAAGTTGTCAGGCATTCCGATAGATGCTTCGTTTCCAGTTGTAGCTCCTGAAGCAACTGTTACTGTCGCTTGATATGTTTGGACTGTAAAACTGTCTGTTGCTATCGAATTAAGTAATAACGCTCCGCCTCTTGAAGCAGCTGTCGTATTAGCTTTATTCGCAGAAAACAAATCAGCAAGTTTAGTTACCACACCTGTAGATGTGTTTTTTGTAATAGCCTCAAATCCGTTCTCCGAACGTACCGGACCATTAAACGTTGTATTTGCCATAATTATATCCTCCTAGTTATCGAACATAGTCTCTAGGCCGTCGACTATACCGCGTCTATGTTCTAATTAATTGTATAGTAGCTTAGATATATATTAGATTTTTAAGAAGTGCAAGAGAGCCTGTAGAGAAAGTACGATTTCAGCGATGTAGCTTTTATTAAGTAGCTACTGAAACTTGCGGAGCAGCATCTTCTATTTTATTAGCAAGATTAGCTAACTTAGCTTCTTCCTGCTTAATCTGATTAACAACTTCTCTTATTTTGTTGTCAATCCTAACCATGTCCAAAGTATATCTTTGGTGGTTACGCTGTTGCACCGCCCACTCTGTCTCGAGACCCCTCTTCGTTTTGTAAAGGTCCCTTATGTGCATTTGCATCTATGATCTCCTCGTAGGTTATCCATAGTTTACGATGGTCACTAAATCCATCTTTATCCCATGTTATAGTGTTTTTTCCTAGTTTGTCAAGTAGTGCATTTTCAAAAGCCTTATCATTATCTTCACACGAGATATTGAAGTCGGCGTAATAGCCATATGCTCTAATTTGTACACGGAAATTTTTCATGGTTGCTATTTCTTTCTATCATAAAAAAGGGGGCTTTACAGCCCCCTTTTAAGTTAATTATTAAACGCCTGGTGTCCCGAAAATACCTCTAAAGTCAGATGCGCCAAATACGTATCTTTCTCTAGCTTTGTATCTTACGTTTCCAGTATCAAAGTCACCTTCCATAGCTGTAGAAATCGGTGTTCTTACGAACATTTTCATTCCATTAGGTACGTCAGTGATAATGAAGAACGCATCTGGATCAGTTAAGAAATTGTTCACTCTGTAACCTTGAGGAATCATTCCCATAGATCTGATTGCGTTGATATCATTGTCAGCTGTAGCAACTCTACCTTCAGATTTCATCAATCTTTCGGCAGTAAATTGAAGCTGAGAAGGAATAATCATTTTTACTCCTTTAGCTGCAATTTTTAGACCTCTTTCGTCTGTCATCGCAGCGATCTCTATAAGAGAAGACTCCAATGAAGTTTCGTTTAAGTCTGCATTTGTTGCAAGTCTGTTTGATACAGTACCAGCGATCGTTGGGTGAGACGTGCTCATTAAAGCGTTTCCATCACCTGATGTGAAAGTAGTGAAACCATTGATTAACGGGTTCACAGCTTTAACTTGCTTCGTGTTTGCCATCGATCTTGCTAATGCTTTTGTATATCTAGACGATAGTCTGTCATACAAGTTGTCCTCGATTGCTTCTTCAGTAAGTGCGAAAGCAAGAGCCACTGTTTCCATTGTGTATCTTGCAGTGTAAGTCTCTTGAGCTGAGTCAAAAGTTACAGCTGAACCTTCCGGTTTTACTTGAGCATTCGCGAAACCTGATAACATAACTTCTTCTTCAAACGCTCTGTCTGAAGTTTCAGTCGCATAGATTTCAGCATGCTGATTTTCGTAACGTTTGTATTCCAAGCCGAACAGGGCGTTCAAACCTGGCTCTAGTTCTTTGACTAGTTGTCCTCGTGATATTGCCATTTTTTATCTCCTATTCAGTTATTATACGCCAGCTACTGCTGCTTTGTAGAAGTGCTCATTGATCGTAACAACGAAGTTAACGTTTGAAGTCGTTAAATCATTGCCATCTGGATTTTTGCTCACTCCCATTACTTTTAATTGATTCGTTACGGTGCTTGATGTTGAATCATCCAACTCCACTTTCGAAACATTGTTAGCTGAGTCTCCTGCTGTGTACAAGATATTGTACAATCTGAAGACATCAGTTTGCTCTGATGCGAGTGTGTTGTCTGATTGGATCTCAAACCTTTCGTACGGATCATCTGCCACAAAACCAACTATATCTGTAGCTGCATTGTTTGCGCTAAGATGGTTAGCAAATGTGGGCTTTGATGTGCTTGAATCAGTAAAGAAACAACCATTGAATGAACCAAGTAGTACATCCCCTGCTGCTGCCACGCCGATTGTTCCAGCGGCTAAAGCTTTAACAGGATCTTGAAAGAAGATAGCACTATTGTTCGTGTTATCTGTCTTGTACTCGGACAAACCTTGATTGTCATCATTCTGACCAACTTTTCCGATTGGTTTTAAACCAAACGCGCTGTCTTTGTTTGCCATGTTTTTTCTCCTAGTTAAGACCTATTTCTAGATCAGTTGTTTATTCGTTGGTTAGAAATAACTAATAAATTATTTCTTCGTACCACCGAGAACACGAGACTGCCTGTCAATATTGATAGGCATTCTTTTATCTTGGTCCTTTAAGAGATCGTTATCAACGGCTTCCATATTATCTCGCCCTTGTTTCTCATAGTACTCCATGTACTGCTTTGCGAACTCGTTCGGTATCCTAGCCAAAACTAGGCCACCTTGACCGATCACTCCCTTGTATTTACCAGTTTCATATTGGGCGTACGTAGATAGATCGATGTCTTTGTAGATTGGATCATCAGCTCTTACTAATTCATATCCCGACCTTAGTCTTTTATGAATGTTCTTAGTGTCATCAAATCCTAATGAAGACTCTCTAAGCCATCTATGTTGGTACCCTTCTGGTGCAGGGGGTGCATCTAATAAAGATGGTGGAGACCAAACTTTAGGTCTTTCTGTTTTAGACCTTGTCTGACTCGCACGGGAAGCTTGTTTATTATCATTTTCTGTTTTCATATGCCTATACCTCCTTCGTGATTTTTCGTTTTGATTTTGCATATTCATCAAGTGGCACACCTAATTTTTTAGCTATTGCTACCTCTGACGGCGTGAGTCTTTGGATTTTGCGACCTGTCTTTGGACTACGCGTTGCTGATGCAACGACCTGTGTAGGTTTACTGATCGTTTCGTTGACAGTAGTATTACCAAATTTATGCGGGAATTCAAGTGCTATTCTTCTGTCGATCTCCGCATAGTACTCTTCGGGGTTTCCAACAGGGTCATAACCCTCTTCTTCTGTCAATATCCTGTGTATTACACGAGCTCCTTCAGTCATTACAAGGTCTTTATTAAACCATGTATTCTTAGAAGCCCACTCTTCTGCTCTAGGATCTCTAGATTGAGTAGGTTGTGTTTCTTGATTAGTTGGTTGTTGTACAGGTTGTGGCTTCTTAACTTGAGATCTGTTCTTCATCTCAGATAATCTTGCCTCCTCGTAACCTAGTTTCGAGATTTCAGCTTGTGCAATAACTTCAGCTTTCATATCGCCATCTTCCCTAGCTTTAGCTAGCTTGGCTACTGCAGCTTCCATACCTGACTTAATTCTATTCTCCATTTCAGAAACATAACCTGTGTCTAATTTGGTTAATCTAGATTTAAGTTTTTCTTGATCGGCTAAAACTGTTTGAGCATACGATGTAGCTTCATCTCTTTGTCTTTCAGCTTCTCGTAATTTTCTAGTAAGTTTTCCGATTCTTCTTTTTACTCCTTCGGAGTAATCATCTAAATCTTTCTTCTGCTCTTGCTTCGCTTCTTCTTTTTTCTCTTCACTTGTTTCTTGCGTTTCTTGTTTTGGTTCGCTCTCTTGAACAGCAGGCTGCTCAACAGGTTTCTCAGATGAGTCAACGGACTCATTACTGTTTTCATTACTTTCAACATTCACTTCCTCTTTCTGTTCCTCTTTAATTTCGATATCGGCACCAGGTCCGCTAGTATCAATATCGACTGTTTTTTCTGCTTCTTGTTGCATAGACCTCTCCTATGTTAGTATTGATGATATATTTCTTCGGGGTTTTCTATTGTGGCTAAAACTTCATCATCATTTAAAAGTCTAACCTCCCCGCCATCGATTTGTATTCTGGATCCCGCATATCTTGCGAAGATTACCCAGTCTCCTTTTTTGCACCAAGGACCATCAGGAAATTTTTCCTTGTCATAACATTGTGATCCCATTGCTAGAACTAAACCGCAAGTCGATGCTACTTGCTGTCGTTCCAAAGTAGTTTCTGTGTGTATAATTCCACCTTTAGTTTTTTCATTCATTTTAAATGGTAAAACTAATAGTCTCCAACCTGTGGGTTGAGGAAGTTTAGAATGTTCCTTTTTTTCTATTGGAACTTTCTCTTTCTTGACACCAACTAATCCTAGTTTAGGTGTTATTATTTTTGTTTCTTGTGTTCCCGAAACTGAGGATGGTGCTTTTTCCTTGCTCATCTTTTGCTCCTTTATTTAGCAGGTTGGATATTTCCCCTGTAATGTACTGATAGGCATGTGCCTGACCTAACATATATTTATACTTCTCCATGTTGTCAACCCCGCCACCAATCATAGCGTCGCCTATCTGTTGATATTGGTCTTTTAATCTTTTTTGTAATTGTATTATTATTGTTCCTTCATCAAAATCAGCCATCAAAATCCTCCAATGCTTCTAGTTTATCTTTTGCTTCAGCTATCTTAGCTAACAGCTTGTTTATTTCATCTAAGTGTTGAGGGTGTTCTCCGATACCCACAGAACTATTTAGATAAATATTTATTGTTGCATCTGCTTCTGCAATGTCTGCTTCAAACCTTGCACGTAATGCATTTACCATTCCTTTTCTACTCACGTTTTCCTTCCTTTCCTAATTGCTTCTTTACCTTTCTTAAATATGCTAGCCACCTTTGCCTTACCCATAACTTTGGCTCTCTGTTCACCAACCGTAAGGATCTGTATTTTCCTTGCGTATGGCTTACTGATTCGTTTAACTTTCGCCACAGTTTTACGAGCGTCCGTTGGAGTCGCAAATTTAATTCTAACAGTATCTTTAGGATTCTCATCTGTATAAAGTCTCCTACCTGAACCTTTAGGTTTTTTACCTGTTCCTACTTTTGGATCTTTCATTTAGCACTTCCATCTTCTCCGTGCCTGTCTTATTCGTGAGTTTGGATCGTTTCTCGTTTTAGCTGATGCTCTCTTCAATTGTCCGAGAGATCTTGCGCAGTATGATTTTCTGCGTTTAGCAGCTTTTGATCCAGGTTTCACTTTACCGGTCACGGCTGTTTTTAGTTTTGAGCCAGGGTTTAATCTTCTGTAGGCTTTGACACCGGCTCTTGTCATACCCGCTCCAGACTTTGTAGGTCTAAAGTTTTTCTTGTTTCTTGCAGGCATTGTCCCTTTGGAGAAACCTTCTCGAGGCATAATCTTATCCCCGTAGTAAGATCTCAAACTTGGATTAGATACTTTAACACCACCTAAGTCACCTTTGATGTAACTTCCAATGTATGGTTGCATCTTCATATCAATCCTCCAACGTATGCACTTTTTCTTTTTGCAAAGGTTGCTGCTCTTGATGGTTTAGGACCCGTGTTCGCTACCGCTTGTTTTCTTCTTACGGCACCCGCACGTTGCCCTTTGCTCATCGCTCTTGCTTTTGCAATGGGCACGCATTTTGGATAATTTTTTCTTTTTTCTCCACCACTGCGCCCACACTTCGGGTATGAGCCATCCGATCGCTTGTTTGCAATATCGACCCAATTCTCCTTTACCCATGCTCGCAATCCTTTTTTAGCCATTACACTAAGCTCATTTTAGTCATATCGATTAAACCGCCATTAGCAGCTTTCTTACGACCTTTCTTTCCGCCAGGTGTAATTTTACCAGAGCAAACTGCAGAGGCGTACATGTTAGCATATGCACTGGGATATACCTTGAACTTACGCTTCGCTGCTGCTTTTCCTCTAGGACATAACTTTGCCATTTATTTTTTCCTCTTATGTTTTACTTTGCCACCTTTTTTAGCAACAATTCTATTTGGATTGTAACCAAATTTTTTTGCTAACTCAGGTTTCTTCTTAGCTAATTTAGCCAAGCCTTTGTTTTTACTTTTGCTTATTGGTTTCATATTATCTATTTATTTTTCCTTTTTTCTTCATCTTGCTACCGAATCTTCCGTATGACTCATCTCTAGAAGCTTTTAATTGCTTCTTAGTTCTTTTCTTTTTGATTCTCATAGCGATAGATTCATCTTTTCTTGCTTTGTAGCCTTGTTTTTTCTTACCGACTTTACCACCTTTTTTGTACATAGCGCCACCTCTCATGCCCATGTCATCTTTGTAGTAACCCGATCTCATGTCTTTTCTTGCTGTAGACATTCCACCACCTCTCATAGGTTTACGAGAGTTAGCGACTTGTTTGTTAAATCTAGGGTTTGCCATTATTTTTTTCCTCCATTCCTAAATATCTGTGTTCCCTTGATACCAAAAATACTCGCCACGACAAGGATCCACAGGTTTGTAAACCATGACGGTAGTGTTGAAAAGTATTCGAAGAAAAGTTTTACCTTTTCCATCGCCGCCGGATCATCCGACATCACCGCCCACATCAACACAATTATGGGCGCCGAAATAATTACAAGAACAAATTCATCCTTGTAGTCGTTTTGCCTCGCTTCAAGAAGTTTACCTTGGTAAGCTTCCTCACCACGGGCCATTTTCTCTGCATGCATAAGCTGTGCGTCTGACATAGCCATTTTTGTCTTTTGACGATTGGCATATATCTTACCACCAGCTTGTAAAGCAATTTTTACTAAACTAAACCAAGCCATATTAGTACCAAGTTGCAGTTTTGCTTTTATCTCTCAACATTCGCTTCGTGCCTCTTACTTGCACTTCCTCACCAACACCAATTTTGTTTTCAGGCGCATCTTGGTTAGTGATAATCTCGGATCTAGGATCTTTTTTTGTCTTCATTTCCTCAGATGCCAAGTTTTTTATTTTATCGAGTCTTTGCATATGTCCTCCTTAGTTAATACTACCTATTTTTTCTTAAAGTTTCTACCAAAATCGTGAATTTTGCTTCTGTTAGCCATTTCTTGCTTTGTTAAAGACGTGGCTGCACGTAATTCTGCTAATTCTTCGTTTTGTTCAAGCTTTTCGTCCTTGTTCATTTGGTTCATCATCGCTTTCATACGATCAAGATTAATTTTTTCTTGTGCTTGTTGTGCTTTTGTGAAGTCATCACGAGCTCTGATGTCTAATTCTCTAGATTTTAGCTTCGCAATAGGGTCATTTGCAAAATCACCAAGTAATATTTTTTCTTCTTTAGCAAAATCTTCAAACATTTCTGCAATTAACACAGATTTTCTAGCTTCGATCTGCATATTTATGCTCATCGCTTGTTGTTGCATCTCAGGATTCTGCATTGCAGCAGGATTTTGTGACATCATTTGTAATTGTCTAATCTGTTCTTGGAATTCCATCTCAACTTGTTCCAATGCCATCAAAGAAATGTGCTCAAAAATGTTTTTTTGCATAGCAGCTGTAATTATAGGGTTACCTCTTGCCATAGAAGTTGTCATAAAATTTAAATGCGCTGTAATATGTGCTTTATGATCTTGACCTTTGAACGCTTGAAAAGGTTTTCCTGATAAAGATAAGATAGCTTCAACACTTGGATCTACAGGTTGAGGCTGTGGTTGTGGTTTTAAAATAAGATCTATGTTCTTAACACCTAATGCTTCATACATTGCACGATATGCATTGTATAAATTATGCATCTGTGGGTTTGATTGTGCTAATTGTAACTCAGCTTGAGCCATAGATATTCTTTGAGTTTGAGAAAATATATTTGGATCAGCGATTGGAAGTATATCTACCTTATCATCGAAGTCTTGTTGTTTAATCATTCTCTGACCACCAACAACATCATACGGATATTCGTTTGGTAAATATAATTTAAATACACGAGCTAGAAGTTTGAACTCTTGTTTCAAACTTACATAGATTCTTTTGTGTATTGCAGACATTGTTCTGCTACCTCTTTCCAACAGCGCTACGGTCGTACCCACTGCCGCTTGTTGGTTCCCATCACCTACTTGCATATCAGCGATCGATGCAAATCTTTGACCTGCTGATACTACGACCCCCATTAGTTGTAGAAGTGTTTGCGATGGTTCTTTAAATGGCAAAGCCATAAAAGCATCTTTGATGTTACCACCTGGTGCATCCACGTCTCTAAATTCGCCTGGTTGAATCGCTTGGGCATCGTCTCTCATTCTAATGCCACGCATTTTAAATCCTGCCGGTAGATTGGAGAGTGTACCGGCATCTAACAATGATCTTAGGGCAGATGTTGCAGTTCTAGATAAACCGCCGATCATGTGTATTAAACCAAAACCATAAAAGCCAAGTCCTGGTAAAAATCTAAAATGTACAAAGTAAGTTATCTTTTCTTTTTGAGGATCATCAATTGCATAGTTTCTTCTGATTGATAAAATTGTCCGTGTTCCTTCTTCCAATGTTACAATGTATGGAAGCTTGATACCTGTTGGTTGACCATCAGCAGATCTATCTTCAAATCCTTCAAGGTCAAGATTTACGTGACACTCTAACAAAGTAAAAACATCTTCGTTAATAGTTTTCTTAACCCCCTCGAGTTCTCTTTCTTTTTTCTCTAACGCAGTTTCGTTGTCCTGTGGTCGACCTAAATCTACGTCTCTGTAGAAACCTGATACTTGTTGTTTTCTTAAATCGTTTTCTGATTTTTTAATTACATGAATAATTGCCTCTGCATCTTCGAGAGAGGTTGCAGAATAAGGGACCACGAGATCTTCTGCCGGTACAAATTTAGAAACGGCTCTTTGTAATAAATCATCGTAATAAACTTTTTTAAACGCAGATCCCGATAATGGTAAATAAAATAACATCTGATCAAACTCAGGTTCATACTCTTTCATTTGATCCATAAGCTGATAGTTCATAAATTCTTTTACTCTTTTAGACTGTTGTTCTTTTTGCGGAGTTGGTGCGCCAATGATTTGTGTTCTTACAGGTCCGTCGGCCGGTAACAATTCTTTGTAAGCCAACGCTTGGAATTGCGTGACTGCCTCTGCGAGTACAGGATGTGTTGCGCCTGCTGCGCCTTGAAACGGTTCTGTCCGTTGTTCGTATTTAAATCCTAAAAGATCTAGACCCTGTATGTAAGAGTGCTCCCATTCTTTTCGTGATGTTTTATAATCTTGATAGTTTTGACTTAACGTTGAACCAAGAGGACCTAAAATTTCCTCCGGTAGTAACTCAGCGAGATTATCAAAATGACCTTCTCCCTGTGGTTGACTAAAGGCTCCTGGTTCAAAGTTAACTTCTACACCTCCGTCATCTGTAGGTGTAATTTCCGTGTCGCCTTGACTTGGAATGGATTCTTGAATTTCTTCTGTGATCTCGACCTCTTTTTCAGGTCCCTCGATCTCAATAGTTTTTTTAACTTCGTTTGGAAGTGATTTGTCGATGTCTGCCATTTATGTTCTCCAATCTTTCTTGTTTACCTTGTTTTGTCTCCTTAATCAAGCCTCGTGGATCTGGGCCAGACAGAGGGGGTATCTCTTTCCATTTAACATGCTTCATATTCTTTACAAGGGTAGGATTTTTCATCTACCAATAATAACTCTTTTTACCACGAGGTAAAGAGGGTTCTACAACATCTTCGGGGTGAGTTATCAGTCCTCCTTGCCTATATCTCAATAAAGCTTGAGTCATAGAATCCACTAAGTCGTCGTTTTCTCCATATGGAAAAGCAGCTACCTCTTCTATCATTTCTTCAGCATACTCTCGGTCTAGAGGTGCATAGATCTTACCGGACTCAAATAAAGGTGCTACAGCATTTATTCTTGCATGTTTATCTTGTCCTTTACTTGGAACAAAATTAACCACAGGTATGTCCATGTTCCTTAATTCATGTGTCAGGGGTAAACCTGATGCTTTACCTTCAATGATAACTGTTTCAGGTTTCCAATAATCATATTGTTCTTTGGCCACGCGTCTTAGTTCAGGAAACTCAACTCGACCTTTCCACGAATCAAGGAGTATCAAACATTCTTGTGAATCTTCGTTTTCTCTGAATACACCCCATGTTGTAATTGCAGAAAAGTCAGCAGTCTCTTTTTTTAAAAATGCAGTATCGTAAGATTGTATGCAATGATAGACTTGAGGTAAATCATCCTTGTCCCAATCTTGCCACCACTCACGTTTTATAATCGCACCTTCTTCTGATGTTGGGTTTTGTTGATACTGTGCATTAAATTTATTTACACCTGCAGAAGCTTTCGCTGTTTCTAAATCTTCTAACTTCCAATATTCAGGCCATACGGGTTTTCCGTTTGGTAAAATTGCAGGAAACTCTATGACTTCCCATTGATCTGCATTTTCATCTGCTTGTGCATTTACTAATCTTGCAGTCAAATCTTTAGTTGACCAACGTGTCATGACAACAACAATACGACCACCTGGTTGCAAACGTTGTCGTGGTCCTGATGTATACCATTCGTAAGCAGTATCAAAAGCTGTGGTCTTGTTGCTTGCTCCATCTTGCTCTGAATGTGGATCGTCAATAATTAACAGATCTGCACCTCTTCCGGTTACAGCACCTTTAACACCTACAGCAAAATACTCACCTTGTTCAGATGTATTCCAACGCCCTGCAGCTTTAGAGTCTTCTTGTAATCTTGTATTAAAAATTTTTTGATAATCAGCAGAGTCAATTAAATTTTTTGTCTTACGTCCAAAACTTATTGCAAGTTCTGCTGTGTGTGTTGCTTGAATAATTTTTAAAGCAGGATTCTTACCTATCATCCATGCAGGCAAAAAGTAAGATGAAAATTCTGATTTAGTATGCCGTGGTGGCATATTAATAATTAGTCTTGTTATTTCACCTGAAGCTAATTTATTAAATTTATCAGAGATCCTTTTATGATGTTCGCCTTCAATAAATTGAGGCCACATTTGTTTTACAAAAGTTAAAAAATCATCTTGAGCCTCTTTTCTATCGGCTGCCTCGTCTGCTTCAACTAGATCTTCTTTTAACTTTCTACGTTTGATAGGATCTTTAATTTTATTAATTTTTTCTAATGTTAGCATACGTTTCAATATGGGTATGAACTATTTAACATCTAAAACTATTCAAATCAAACAATATAGGGTAGCTGTGGGACCCCTACCGCACAAACCTCAGTCAATAATTTTATAAAGCTACAATGCCAGTAATAATTCCTATTGGGACCTCTATTATGGGTGGGTCCCGCCCACATGCTCTTTTCTCGGAAAGGCGACCCATTTTGGTCGCCTATCCTATTGACTTGTGTCCTATAATATCCTAGCCGTCGTAAGCAACTTTCTGCCCCATCAAATCAAGTGCCAAAACATTTTCCTCGTGCCGTGTGCACCATAATTGAAAACCTTTTTTAGTTGCACCAAATTCAAACGACGCATACTCACGAGGCGATATACCCTCGCCTCGTTCCTTTAAACATTTTTTACAATGATAAAACATTATGATTTTATTTTTTACCATATTTTAAAGCCCCTACTGTCCTCGCAAAATTCTGCGAACTCTGCAACATTGTTCACGGAAAAAGGATAATTAGCACCCCATATTTTTTTCTCGTAAAGATCGTCCCATTTCTTTTTATCTTCTTTGGAATAATCATTAGGTGCTATGTCCTTTCCGATTTTTTCTTGAAGAGCATTTAATTGTTTCTCAATCTTGTTATTAAATGCTTCGGCTTTTTTTCTTTCTTTCTCATATTCGTTTTCATGTTTTCTTGCATGACCCGTTTTTATAAGATGTCTTAATTGTTTAGCGATTGCCTTTGCTTCTTCTTCGCTAACTTCGTGACCGTCGTTATAACCCCACTTTTCCGCGTCCTCTTCTGAAACGCAATTTGTGTGATCTATAATATATTGTGCTAACGGTCTCCACCACCAAACATTATTCCGAAAGTATTCACCTTTCGGTGTTTTGTGGTTTCCTGTGCTTGATATATCAAAACCCATATTTGCCTCCTTTGTTTATATTTGCTTTGATTTGAATATCCTACAATAACCTATAATAATTTCAAGTGAAAATTTTTTCTTTTTTTTTTTAGGGTGGGTCCCGCCCACATGCTCTTATCTCGGTGTTGCATTTCTGCAACACCAAGAGCTTTTTTACAAGTTATGCTGATTTATCAGCATGGACAAAGGACTTGAAAAAAATCTGTTGAACTTTGTATTGTGTAGTGATCCAATCGTATTCAGTTGGAACGACTCTTAACAAAGTGTCCTTTGCTTCCTTGTATTTATTCGCGTCTGACATATTGTCAAAATTAGCCGAAACTTCTACCTTTACTTTATAAGGTTGATCCGACAATTTATGTTCTTCTATTTTAAGAACCACGAATTGTACCTTTGCTATATCCATATTAAGTACTCCTTTCATACTTGACAATTTAACAGAATATCCTATTATGTCAAGTGAAAGGAGGACAGAAATATGGAACTAAAAAAGGGTGATTTGTTTATTGCAACATGGACGCCTGAAACCATAAATGGTCAAGAAAATATGCAAGGTCAAAGCATATCAAGGCGTGGGACATGGGACGATAAATCAAAAATTAACAGAAACCAAAAGACAGGAAAATTATATATGACTTTTTGGGATCGTGATAAAGACAGATATACAACTGCCAACGCTGATATTGTTCAAGTATCAGCGAACATATTTCAAAGTGAATAATGGAACTTTATGAAATGTTAATTGGCTTCGGCGGTGCTGTAATCATATTATATTTTTACACATGATTTTTTGGATATGTGTAATTATAGTATTTCACTTATTACTTCTCTTGGCTTGTCCTTGGGAGTAAAAAAGAGGGGCGCAACATCATTAGATCACTGCGCCCCTTTTTATTTATTTTGATATTTGTTTTATTTTGGAAGTATCAACTACCCACGCTATACCAATCTTTTTGGTTGTGGCGTCAAGCTGCGCCAATAGCTGCTCGGGTGTTCCGCTTTCCATGACTGTATCAATCGCTTTAGTTTTTAAGTCCTCAAGCTGCTTGAGCTTCAAGCCCTCGGGTCTATTCCTAATTTCACGATCAACCAAGTCCCGCGCCCAGTCCTTTAGCTGCTCTTCGCAATCCTCAAGCGATAACTTTTCGCTTACTTCAAAACGATAAGAATTAATTTCCTTCTTATCTTTAGTTGCCTTCTTTTTGAAGAAGGTACGAGCTTTGCTTCGTGCTGCTTCTAAAGCGGCTTCTGCCTTCCTGAATTCATTTAGAATTTTATCAGCGCCCATTTTAGCTGCTAATTTATTCACAATCTTTTCAGTTGCTTCCGCTCTAAATTGTTTTACCAACAGTTCCTGTTCCTCAATCAAAGGGTTGAAGTTTCTTCTCACCTTTTCTTTAAAGTGATCCAGCTGGTATTTTGTCATTGTTTTCATGCTTTCCTCCTTTTTGATTTGTTATAGGACATTATAGGTTAATTGTCAAGCAAGTATTTTTTGTTTTTTTTTTTTTTTTCTGGGTGGGTCCCGCCCACAGGCTTTTCCCTGAAAAAATAATTATTGACAATGGTCCTATAAATTCCTATATATGCATCATGAAAGTTTATAGAGCAAAAAGACTTTTAAATTTTGACAATAACCCTAAGACGGTAAAGGGGCAGCGCTACGGATGGAAGACAGCTATACTATACCTGGCGCCCGCAGCCAGCTCAGGGTTTAATATGTGCCCGATGGCAAGCGCCGGATGCAAGGCCGCATGCCTAAACACCGCGGGTCGCGGCCAAATGCGCAGCGTGCAAGCTGGCCGGATCAATAAGACTATTTATTTCATGAAGGATCGCGCAACCTTCCTTCAGCAGCTGGAGAAGGAGATCCGGTTATTTGCTGAAAGGTGCAGGCGACAAGGCTACAGGCCCGCTGTCCGATTGAATGGAACTAGTGACGTAAACTGGGAGCGCTTCGGCCTGATGGAAAAATTTCCTGGCGTGCAATTTTATGACTATACAAAAATTTACAAGCGCGCATTGAAATGGGCAGCGGGTAAGCTTCCTAAAAATTATCATATTACGTACAGCTTGAATGAGGATAACAAGCGTCAAGCGCTTTACGTCCTCAAGCGCGGCGGAAATATTTCAGCCGTGTTTAGATCTAAGAAGCTGCCGAAAAAATTCCACGGTTACAGAGTAACCAACGCCGATAATTCCGACCTCCGATTTATCGACCCTAGGAATACCATTGCGGGTCTCTATGCTAAAGGCAAAGCGATCCGCGATGAGTCAGGCTTTGTACAGGATGTGTAGAAACTCGAACCTCGGTTCTGGGTGGGTCCCGCCCACAAGCGCTAGCCGAGCTGCTCGAGCCACAGGCCGCAGGCTTCAAGCCCGCAAGCGACAGGCTCAAGCGATTCATGGCCCTTGGCCACAAGCTCAAGGATATCCTTCCCCTCATAAAGTTTTATGGCTAAAGGACCGAGGGTCTTTAGCAGCACAAAAGTATTCCTGGGATGCCTAACATGAAAGCTAATTTGGTGTGGGGAGAATCTTATTTTCTTAACATAACTTAACTTTAATTCGAGGGTAAAAAAGACATGTTTTTTGTTCTGACACAACACATCTGGCGTGCCATGAGCAGCAGAATTTTCAATCCTAGTAAAGGAAATATTCCATCCTGCGTTCTTAACTTCATGCCAAAATTTAGTCTCGTTCTTACGCATCTATTCGTGTTAAGTCGTGAGTAGTATTTAGTCTTTTAACTTAACAACTTTACCCATCCTCCAGCCCTTCTCTTCGGCTATTGTTAGTATAATTCTGTGTGATTCTCTGACTCCAATCAGCTTATTTTCAGCTAGACGGATCTGTGTAACATCATAGAATTTACCCTTTGGGTCTACAATTTGCACCCTAGCCTCTTGAGCTACGGTAGAGTTTTTTAGCATTTTGTCTAGTACCTGTCTTAACAGCTTTCCACTTAACATGTATTGCAATATACCCAATAAGAATTATAATGCAACCTATGGCAGGAGTACCAAAAAGATTAACTGAAAAACAACTGAAGTTTGCTAGACTCTACGTTCTCAATGAAGGTAGGATGACAGCCACAGAGTGCGCTATTGAAGCAGGATATACCAAGGATCAAGAGGCAGCATATGCTACAGCAAGTAGATTATTAAACGAGGAGAAATCTCCCTTGGTTGCTCAAGAAATAGGTAAGCTCAGGGCTGAGATGCAAAAGAAATACGAGATAACTCATGAGTCTCATCTTAAAGAATTAGGACAACTTCGAGACGAATCAAGAAAAAACAAAGCTTGGACAGCAGCTACAAATGCTGAAGTTGCACGTGGAAAAGCAGGAGGTTTATACATTGATAGAAGTATGCACCTACACAAAAATGTATCTGATTTAAGTGAAGAAGAACTAGATAAAAAGGTTATCAAATCACTCAAAAGATACGGCAAGATATTCGACGCTGAAGTTATTGAAGCTGAAGAATCAGAGTAAGATCTTTTCTAATTTAACAATGCATCCGATGGGGAAGATGTTCCTGTCTGAGAAGACTTCTTCTTTTTCGTCATAACTCGAAAAGGTGTACAGATATTTATTTGTTCGCTTATACACATAGGCGTGACTAACCATATAAGCAGGTTCAAATTTATCGAACTCTTCTTTTGTGGCATGCCCTGCGTCTCCGCAAATGTCGACCCACCTAATAGTATAAAAATAATAACGCTTCTTATTAATAGTTGCATATTTATATTTTGATTTCTTATTTCTTCTCATGACCTCATATACCATCCATAGACTTTTTTCACTAGGCGACTTTTTTCAATACTCCTTTTCCCCTGCGCGCGGCGGGGTTTGTAGCATCTGTAGCACCATTGTAGCACCTGTTTGTTACAAAAAACAGTGTTATTTATGTTGATATACAATGCTTTTTTAAGATTGTAGCATTGTAGCAGATATTTTGGGTGCACATAAAAAATTTTTTCTATTTACCCTGTAAAAGATCTATAGTCCTTTTATTCTGTAAGCCTTTTTTCTGCCTTTTTGCATAAAATGTTGCCACTTTTGCTAGCCACTGCTTTGCATAGTCTTGAAACTCAGCACCCTCAACAATAAACCTTTGAAAATATAGGTCAGGAGTACACATCAATATTACTCCTTTGCTAATGTTTGTGCCATAAATTTGATTATGCGCCATAGCATAGGCAGCTGATTGCATAAAGTACTCATCAATCCACTCTCTCTTCTTTGGTTTGTTAGATTGTTTGAAGTCAACGATTGACTGCTCATCCTCGTAAATACCTACAACATCAGTTTGACCTGCATATAGTCCTGGGTAGAATACAACGACCTCAGAGCCCCATATTTCAGTCAGCTTATCAAATACGCCATCTTCCATGATTTTTGTGGCCATACCCCCTGCAACAACGCCTACGGGGCTTAGATCTAGCTTATTTTGACCTTTTAGATAGTGTTCAAGGTAGTTGTGCATGATCGTTCCACGCTGTCCACTTTGGTCCGTGATCCTCGTGGCTTCATCCTGTCCTACTCGTTCACGCCACTCGGCTAGCTTTCTTTGTTTCTCTTCAGATTTAGTATCCGACAAGATCGTCGTAACACTAGGCAATAATCCATCCACCACGTCGTAATGACGTAGGCCCTCGAGCACTTCTCGTTTACTCTTAGGGTATGGAAAGCATTT